GTAGTTGCTGGTAAAAAGGCTCCTGCATTTGCATATAGCACTAATTTAACACCAGAACAAACCGTACAATTTCAGAATGCAGTTATAGATCAGTTTTATGCTATGGTAGATAATATTTTTATTGCGACTTGCAAAATATCTTTATAAATTAATAAATATACCGTCTGCCATATTATAAATATTAATATGGCAGACGAATACTATGGTTTCATATATCTATGGGAAAACAAACACCCTGAGGCAATTAAATACAAAAAGTATATTGGACAGCACATAGGATCTACTGAAGACGGGTACATTGGTTCAGGTACTATTTTTTTACGTAAATTTTATTCTAAAAAGTATAGAGGTTACTGGAAACGTATAATTTTAAAAAAGTGTAATAATATTAACGACCTTAATAACGCTGAAATAGAATGGATTACTTACTTTAACGCTACTGCAAATAGGGAATTTTGTAATATAAGAGATGGGGGTAAGAACGGTAAATTACACCCTGACACCATTCGTAAAATAAGTATAAAACTTAAAGGTAAGGTGCCACACAATAAAGGCGTGAAAGGACTAGTAGAACATTCTATTATCACTAAGCAAAAAATACAGCAAAGTCGTAATATTTTTTATCGAACTATTTTTGATGAAGATAAAAAGAAAATTATAGAATATTTAAGTACTAATAAATGGTTTAAGGCGGTAGATATACCACACATTTTAAATAGAAATGTTTCAGCGTCTGTAAATAGAAGTAGAATAAAAATGCTAATTAAGTCAAACAGTATTAAGCATGTCTGGTTTGGTATTAACGATAGAAGATATGTATCGCTTAATTTTTCGTTTCAAAATGATTTTACAAATTACCTTCAAGACAACCCCAGTATTAATATTAAACAACTAATTGAATATTTTACAGAACAATACAATATAACAGAAACTATGGTGCGAACTATCGTAAAAAAATTACAAAAAAGCGGGATTATTAAACAACACCGAGGTTACAGGGCTAATTATTATAATGTTTGATTACCTTAACAAGATACTTTTTAAGACTAAGACTCCAGATACTTCTACAATAGATGAAGTAAAAGAGTTTCAGCCTTACTTAATACAGAGGTGGTGTTCTATGTACTCCCCTCAAGTATCTGATCTTGTTAATCAAACAAGTAATAGAGTCTGGCCCGTATTGGATAACAACACCATGTGGTTTAACTACTTGCATGGTGTTGTTCCGGGGTGTAAATTTAAGCGTCTTAACTACATAAAGAAAAAGAAAGACACAGAAGCAACTACAACTAATAAACAATCTATAAAGATCGTTGCCAATCACCTTGAAATTTCAGTGCGGGAGGTAAATCAATATATAGAGTTATTCAATTTAAAAATACCAAATGAAAAAAAACATTCAACACAAGATTGAAAGAGAATTAAGAAATAGTGGTTTAACACACGCAGAACAAAACAAAGCACTTGAAGCTAATGAAGCTATAGACACAGATAATACCAAAGGTATGGTCAGGCTTGAAGAATATGCTAATAGTGATTTAAATCTTAAAAGTTGGAAACTCACAGCTGTACTAGATGATATTCTTTTCTGTCAGTTTGCTGATACTAATGATGATGGCACGATGATCCGTCGTGGTGACATTTGGATCCCAATGAATGCAGTACAACAGGCTTGGCGTGTAGCTAAGGTATTGTTAGCTGGACCTAGGGCTAAAGTTAAACCAGGTCAACATGTTATATTTCCAAGTACATTTGGTTTAAAAGCTAATAATGTCAACAATTTAAAGAATATTGTGTTTCTTAACGAAGATCGTATTTTTGGGGTAGCAGAACCAGAAGACACGTATGATAAGTATGTTAAATGAGAGTGTCTCAATCAGCATTAGCAGCATTACTTTCTAAAAACGCAGTTGAACTTAAGTTTGTTCGTAGAAGGCCTTCTACTGGAGAACCTCTCACGAGAAGAATGCTTGCTACTAATGATACAATATTGCTAAATAGTTCAGCCGGAAGAACCGCTCTTAACTTTAAACCAGCTTCCGGCCATCTTAAATTCAATCCTCAACAGAAAGGGTTGGTACTAACTTGGGATATCTTCATGCAAGATTATAGATTAATACCTGCAGAATCAGCTGACGTTATTAGTGTTATACCCACCACGCCACCTGAAGAATTCTGGAAATACTTCAGTGATAGTCTAAGTAGATTGTCTACAACCGAAAAAGAACGGTTTATGGACAAATAAAATGATTAATTCCCTCGATAACGATCTTAAGAACTATTTTCAAAAAAATATAGTCTTAACCCTCAAAAATAAACAATACAAAAAGGGTAAACTTATTAATTATAAGGCTTCTGGTTGTTATATATCGTTTATTATACTCACAGAAAAGAAAAGAGAAACATTTGAAATACCCTTCCCTTTTAATATCAAAAAAGAGCAAAATAAGTTGGTTTTTGATTATACTTTAGAGTCATTGGCTGAGCAAGACTATGAGCTGTTAGTAAATTTAAAAGCTACAAATCAAGTTAAAAAGTGTAAATTTTTTAATTCGATTCTTACAATTTCATCATTGAACTAATTTAAATAGGGTCTATTATTACTTAATGGACCTTATTAAACCTTTGTTAGACTATTTCCCTAAGGGATATACCCCGAGACCACATCAGTTAAAAGGTTTACAAGATATTGAGATAGCTATAAAGAAAGGTAAGAAGTTTGTTATAGTGCAGGCCCCTACTGGATCAGGTAAATCTTTTATCAGTAAGACACTTGCTAATGCTACAGATGAATGTGATCCAGAGTATAAAAATCTAGTGTTTAATTACCATGCTTATGATGAAGATTATATTGATGTAATGGCTAGGTTTCCGTTACACGGTTTGTTTGCTTTAACTACTACAAAAGCGCTACAGAATCAATATAAAGAGCTATTTAACGAATCTTCTATATTTAAAGGTAAGTCTAATTATCAGTGTGATGTAGACGAAAGCTTTACAGTGGACTACGCCCCCTGTGTTATTGCTCAAAAGATGAGAAAAGAGTGCTGGGAAGAGCACCGGTGCCCCTATTATGAAGCGCGTAATAGCGCTTTAATAGAAAAGTTTACAGTATTAAATTATGCTTCGTTCTTTAATTTACCCGATTATTTAAAGCATAGACAAATTATCGTAGCAGATGAATGTTCTGAATTAGAAGATGAAATTGTAAAAAACTTTTCTACAGTAATTGATTACCGTAAGTTAACTCAAAGCGATATCGATTTTACTAAACTTACAACTGATAACCCCAATAAAGCATTAGGTTGGTTAACTGATTTAGCGTCAGCAGTAAAAGAAGGTATTGATTCTAAAGCTAACCGCTCTCGTTATGATAATAATAAAATAGAGCTTATACAGCAACAGTTCAGAAAGGATCTTTATGAGTCTATTGTCAATACAGTTGATCATTGGGAAGACACACAATACATTATCGAAAAAGATGCTGAAAAAGCTATTTTTACACCTTTAAAAATTGACAAGCTTAGTGGTTGCTTGTTTGATTATGCTGATACAGTAATTTTAATGAGTGCCACTATTGTAGACAAAAACGTATTTGCAAAGACGTTAGGTATTACAGATTTTGAATACGTAGAAATTGAGTCTACGTTCGACCCCAAAAAAAGCCCTATTTATTGTCACACCAAATACCCATTAAACCATAAGTTAATGGAAAAGAACTTACCCCCAGTGGTAGAAATCGCTAACACATTAGCAGACAGCCATAAAGGAGAGAAAGGTATTGTTCACACACATTCTTTCGCTATAACACAAGCTATCCAGAAGAAACTTAAAGGTAAGCGCTTCTTGTGTAGAGAAGAAGGCACTACTAATGAAGACATTATTAAAGAGCATATGCTAAGACCGGATGATACTGTTTTAGTTAGTCCCTCATTAACTATGGGCTTAGATCTAAAAGGCGAGCTAGGCAAGTGGCAAATTATTATAAAACTACCGTATCCGTCATTAGGTGGTAAGCGTATTAAAAAACTGTTTGAAGAAGATTCAGGCTGGTACAAAATGCGTATGTTTGTTGCATTAATTCAGGCCTGCGGTAGATGTACCAGAAGTGTTGAAGACGAAAGTGTAACCTATATATTAGACGGATTATCCGCTAAAACTATAATCGATAATAAGAAGATCTTACCTAAACACTTCTTAGATCGTATTGTATAAGTATATAAATGCAAAATTATACATATCATTGGGAGGTTAAGGATTTATTAACACAATTCCTTAATGCTTTCGACGGTTGTGTGATACGGCGATACGATAAAGATGGTAACGTTGGTAATAATATTGCTGTTAGGTATGTATATGCACCTAAACAAAGAGTATTGTTTGATTTAGTTGATAAGGCTCAAAGCTTTACATTACCGGTAGTAGCATTCTGGATTACAAGCGTAAGCAGAGATCAATCCAGAGTGTTCAATAAACTATACGGTCAATTTAATAGTAACCCAAACATTTCAGGTCCAAATTTTTCGACTGCAGATCAGAACTTGCAGCCTGTACCGGTTAATATAGAAATATCTGTTAGTATACTGACTCGGTTTCAAACTGATATGGATCAAATTCTTAGTAATTTTGTACCATATAGTGATCCTTATTTTATTATTTCTTGGGCACGCAAAGGAATGCCTGGAATAGAAATACGTTCAGAGGTACTTTGGGGTGGACAGTTACAGATGGGATACCCAACAGAGCAGCAGTCAACTCAACCAACACGGGTAACTTGTGATACCACTTTTACCATTAAGGGTTGGTTATTTAAAGCGGATTCAAACCCAGTAGGCAGAATATTTAAAATTGATACGAATTTTTACCCGGTATAAGG